GATGTGGAGGCCAACAACAAGCGGGAAGCTCCATATAAGCTATGGGCCGAGCAAGGCTGGTTGCACATCTGCGAGGGAGCGGCAGTAGATTACCGGGCCGTTACCCAGTGGTTTATAGAGATGGTCGAACAGTACGACATCCGGCCATTATGGATATTCTATGACCGCGCCCTGGCGGGATACTGGCAAGATGAAATGCGGGACTATGGGTTTGAGATGGTTAAAACACCACAAGGCCCGATTACCTGGAGTTATCCAATGAAACGTATGGGCGCAGCCCTGGCGGATCATAAAGTGGTCTATCAGAATAACCCGATGCTCCGCTGGTGCCTTTTGAACACCGGGAAAAAGACGCTGAACCGAGATGGTATCGAGAGTATCCAGCCGGTCAAGACCGGAGCAACCAAGCGGATAGACGGCATGGTCAGTCTGCTGAACGCCTGGGTCGGCTATTGCGATAAAGAGGATGAATACATGAGGTACTTGCGGTAGGGAGGAGTAAAATGCCAACCCGAAATTACAGCGTTTATAAACATACCTCGCCCAGTGGCAAGGTTTATATCGGTATTACTGGCCAAAAGCCGGAAGATAGATGGCGTAATGGTAATGGATATAAAGGGTGCTATAGGTTTGATAACGCCATCCGCAAATATGGCTGGGATAATATCAAGCACGAAATCATATATTCGGGTCTAAGCAAGAAGCAATCTGAACAAAAGGAAATGGAGCTAATCGGTAAATACAACTCAACTAATGACAAATACGGCTATAACATTGAAAATGGCGGGAATGTGACTGGGAGCCATTCAAAACAAACCAAGTTGAAAATAAGTAAGGCGAACAAGGGAAAGCGAAGAACGCTGGAGTTTAGAGAAGCTATTAGAAAAAGAATGGATGGAAACTCAATTTGGCTTGGGAAAACACATTCATCTAGGGACATTGAGAAAATGAGAGGTAAACGCCCCTCTATATTGGGGGCAAAAAACAAAAAATCAAGAGCGGTTGAGCAATACGACAAACTTGGAAATTTGGTAAGGACGTTTGAGTCGGCTAACCTGGCAGAGCAATTATTTACACAAGGAAAACGACCGTGTAATGTTTCCGCGTGCTGCCGTGGTAAATTAAAAACTGCATACGGCTACATATGGCGCTACGTAGAGGAGGCCGGTTAAGTGAACTTCAGAAATGCAATTAAATCTATATTCGGCGGGTTAAAAACTTACGTCACCTCAATGTGGCGGGAAATTGGCAGCTACCAATCAGTATTTACCTCTTTCGGTTCGGACATTTATGCCAACGAGACTGTCCGGTCCTGCATCCGTACCCTGGCCGAGCATACCAGTAAGGCCAATGCGAAAGTCCTGCGGGACGGACTACCGGGTGACAAGCGACTCCAGCGCATGATTCAATACCGGCCGAACATCTACATGAACGGCAAGGACTTTTTGTACAAAGTGCGGACGCTGCTGGAGATAAACAATACTGTATTTATCTACATCATGCGAGACGACCTGGGCCGATGCACCGGCCTGTATCCTATGCCCAGTGCCCAGATGGAGGCGCTCGAAGTGCAGGGCGGGTTGTATATCAAGTTTAGTTTCCCCACTGGTATTGTGATGGTCCATTCTTGGGAGGATTTAGCCGTCTTGCGCAAGGACTACAACAAATCGGATATCTGGGGCGACAGCAACACCGCCATACTGACCAGTCTGGACCTGCTGAACACGACCAATGACGGCATGGCCAACGCCATCAAGAGCACAGCCAATCTGCGAGGCATACTAAAAAGCACTAAAGCTATGCTGTCGCCGGAAGATGTCAAGCGAAACAAAGACCAGTTTGTACAGGACTATTTAACGATAGCCAACGGCAGCGGGATCGCCAGCCTGGATAGCAGCCAGGAATTTACTCCGTTGAGCCTCCAGCCGGTAATCGCCAACTACAAAACCGTGGAAGATCTGCGGCTGAACATCTACCGATATTTCGGTGTGAACGAGGACGCTATCTTATCAAAACTGGTTGGAGACGCGTGGGACGCTTTCTACGAGGCCAAAATCGAGCCGGTGCTAGTTGCCTTAGGGTTAGAGCTGACCAATAAAATCTTCTCCGCCCGGGAGCGCGGCTTCGTGAACGAGATCATATTTGAGTCTAACCGGATGCAGTACATGAGTACCGCCAACAAGCTGGCACTGACAAGTTTCGTAGACCGGGCGATCATGACGCCGAATGAAGTCCGCGAGGTTCTCAATCTGGCCCCAGTACCGTGGGGCAACAAACCGATGAGTTGGCAGAACCCGCAGATGACAGAGGAGGAGGTAGACGATGATAAGCAAGGACAGGAATTATAGGACATTTGAAATACGCGCCGCCGAGGAGGGCGCAATAGTTGAGGGATACGCGCTAGTATTCGACGTGGCTGAGACCATGTATGAGTATGAAGGCGTCAAGTACCAGGAGCAGATCCGATCCGGCGCATTGAACAACGCCGCCATGAGTGACGTGGTACTCAACTACAACCACGGTGGCAAGCCGGTAGCCCGAACCAAGAATGGAACCCTGGACCTTAATGTGGACGGTCGGGGGTTGTTCATTAGGGCCGACCTATCCGGCACCACAGAGGGAAGAGAGCTTTACGAAGAAGTGAAAGGCGGATATCTGGATAAGATGTCTTTTGCCTTCACGATAAACGCGGACGAATACAACAAAGAGCAACATCTCAGGACGATCACGGAGGTGAAGCGAATCTATGACGTTGCTATCGTTGATATTCCCGCGTACGAATCCACGTCGGTATCAGCTAGGTCATACTTCGAGGCGGAGGCCGAGAGGGAACGCGCGGAGGCGCGGGCGCAGCTGGAACTGGCAAAAGCAAAATATTATTACGGAGGTGTCTAATGGATATACAAGATATGACCATGGAGCAGATTGTTACCCGATTGGCGGAGCTGGACGAGGAAGTCAGGGCGGCGTCTGACGTTGATACCATCAACAAAGCCGCACAAGAAAAGACCGACCTGCTGACCCGCAAGGCTGAATTAGAGGACTTGCAACAGCGCAAACAGACCGCACTGGATATACAGAGTGGTATCGTGAGACCCCAAATACTTGAAGTGAGGAAGGAGACTAAAATGGAAAACATGACTCAAGACGATGTACTGGCATCGAAAGAATATCGCACCTACTGGCTGAAGGGCTTACAAAATGCCCTGACTGATGTTGAAAAAAGAGCTAACGAAAATTGGGCTTCCGCAACCGCACTGGGAGCTATCCCGACCATAACTTCCGGACTGTTCTTGGAGAAAATGAAACAGACCGCGCCTCTGTTGGACGAGATCAGCCTGTATCGCGTTCCGGGCAACTTCACTATGGCTGTTGAGGGAACTCGTGCGGCTGCGGCAATTCACACAGAAAATGCACTGATCACCGCTGCTGATGATACCACCACAGCCGTAACTCTTGGCGGTTATGAGATTGCCAAACTTGCCAGGGTGTCTAAGATCGTGCAAAAGATGGGCGTTGCTGAGTTTGAGCAGTTCCTGGTCAACACCCTGGGCGGAGACATCGGTCGGCTGATAGAAAACTATCTAGTCACCGGCAATGGAACCACTCAGCCCGAAGGCATCGAGCAGGCTTATGCCACCTGGACAAACGATACTAACGGTGTTGAGTGGGCATCCTCCAATACCCCGACTGCTGCCGAACTAATGGAATTGATCGGCTACCTTGAGGGTTCGTATGCTCCCGGCGCGAAATTCCTAATGAATCATAAAACCTTCTGGACCAAGATCATGATTCTCCGCGATGACGCCAAATACCCTGTGGTCAACGTCGATGGACAACAAAAACTTTTGATGGGCTTCCCGGTTATCTTCTCGTCTTATGTGCCCGACTATACCATGTACTTTGGCAACTTCCAGAAGGCGGTATACGGCAACTTCAGCGAGGACATCAACGTGGCGGTCAGCGAACACGCTGGATTCAATTACAACTCTATCGCGTATCGTGCATCCTGCATCTTTGACAGCAAGGTAGCACTCGCAGAAGCACTCGTAAAAGGCGCAACCAGCATAGCGTAAGGAGGTACAACATGGCAATTCAGACTGATGCGGTAAGATTCCCGCTCGAAGAATGTCATGTTGCCCGGATGGTGATTTCTGCTACGGAAGCTGTGGCGGCATCGGCAACTGCTATAATGGCAGCCCGCGCCGCTACCGCACCCTGTAGCATGACACTAATCGCGGCATCCTCTGACAATGACAAGCTCACAATAACCTTCCCAGCCGAACAAGCTGATGAGGCTGTCGGCGTTTTAACCGTGTCGCTTGTGGCGGCGGCTGATAATGTGTTAGCAGTCACGGCAAGCAACACCACTGGACTAATTACTATTTCACTCGCCAATAGTACGGCAAGCAACAATACTGCCGCGAAAATTACCACAGCCCTTAATGCTGTCACACCAGCTGGCGGCGAAGCGGGACTGGTTAAAGGCATTGATGTTTCAAAGGTTGTCTGCGCGGCTGTCGGAAGTTGGGACTCAGCAGCTGTCGCACCCAAAGCCACCGGGCAGTCAGGTGTGGCGTTTGCTGGCGGTGCCGGTGAAACTGTGACCCCGGATGTGGATGTGCTGTTTGCACAACCGCCTTGCCCCAGAACCATAGTGGCAACTCCCGGCGGAACAGGCGGAGACATCGGCGCAGTGTCAGTCATCGTCTATGGCACTAACATCAATGACGAGCCGATAAGTGAGTCGCTGCCAGCGTTTGCAGTGAACAACACTGGCGCAAAAACCGGCGTAAAGGCGTTTAAGACCATAACGAGCGTGTTCCTGCCGTCGCATGACGGAACAGGAGCAACCGTTTCGCTTGGCTATTCGGATTCCCTGGGGCTCCCGTTTATGTTTAGTAAAAAACCTTATTTAAGGATCACACAAGACGGCGCAGTCAAGGCCGCTCCAACGACATTCACGGTCGATGCGGACGAGATAGAAAAGAATATCATTGACCCTACTGACGCCTTGGACGGCACGGAACTATGCTTCTACTTCCTGCTCCCGGAAGCTTAGGGGGTGACATTATGAGCTATAAAGCCGTGGGGCTTTACAATACAGGTGTGGTCAATGAACCTGCTTTCCTTGGCAGAATAGGTCGGCAGACACTGACCGAAGCGCAGGCGGTTGCATTAGACACTAACGGGATACTCGAAACAACTGCGCTGCCTGCGGCGGCGGCGGACTATGCGACCTTTGCCCACCCTATGCCATACGCGAGGACAGTAACTGCGGTGTGCTCTGGGACGCAGACGGGGAACATGGTTATCACCGGCACAAATATCGACGATGTGGTAATTACTGAAACGATTGCGTTGACAAGCGACACGCCAGTTGAAAGCACAAAGGCGTTTAAGACGGTGACGAACATCAGACTGCCGATCAAGGTCGCCTCCGAAACAATTATCGTCGGTTGGGGTGACAAGATCGGGATACCGTTTATGCTGGCAACGGCAGCAAAAGACCGGCCAATGGTCGAGGCGACTCTTGATGGAGTCATCGAAACCACCGCGCCAACACTTACCGCAGACGCCGATGAACTGGAAAAGAACCTGATAGACCTGAACAGCAATCTCAACGGCAAGGAAGTCTGCATCTACTACTGGCTATAAGGAGGGGTCAACATGGCGAAAGCCGCAGGCGTAACATCTAATGTGGCATCGGGACACTATACTACCGCGCAGACCGTCACCCTCGCCACAACGGAGGCAACTGGCGAAATATACTACACGCTTGACGGTACAACGCCGACCTCCGCAAAGACAAAGTATACTGCGCCGCTAGTCCTCGCCACCGGCACGGCCAATACCATAAAGGCCGTAACGGTCGCTGACGACCTGGACGACTCCGAGGTACTAACGCTCTATATCGTCGTGGTGGAGGCATTTCTGGCCAAGATCAGGCGGGCGGTAAGGCGTAACACATCGACCGACGTTGACGCGGAACTGACGGACATCATCGCGGAATGTCGCGAGGACTTAATTGCCCTGGGCGTTACCTCCGAAAAGGCAAATAGCGAAACGGATAGCCTCATTCTTGGGGCTGTCCGCTCGTTTGCCCGGTGGAAGTTTGGACTTAGCAACGATGACGCGGCGGTCAACCGTGAGGATTATATGCTCCAGCGTGACGAACTGAGGCGCAGGCGGGACTATACCACTTATGCGATCACATTCGTCTGCACGGCCACCGCCGTCCCTGTCGCTGATGTCGAAATCACCTTCAATGGTGAGACCAAAGAGACTGACGCCACCGGGACAGCGGTCTTCTACTACGTTTCTCCCGGTGTCAACCAGGAGTACATTGTGGCGGCTACCGGATACGCAGGGCAGACAGTTGACCTCGATGTCACAACGTCGGCAACTGTCAGCGTTGCGCTGATTGCGGGGTGATGAGATGTACTTCAGCGACAAAATAACACTGCGGACGGTCACTATCGGAGCTGATGCAGACGGTTATCCCACTGTGACCAACTCGGATACCGAGGCATGGGCCAATGTAAAGAGCGCAACCCGGGCGGAGTTTTATGCCGCCACTGCTCAAAGCATCGAGATATCACAGATTTTCGAGGTACACGTTGAGGACTGGGATGACCAGACCGATGTGGTCTATGACACTAAGTCGTATGACATAAGACGCACCTATCAAAAAGGGTTGGGCATCATCGAGTTAGTCTGCTCAGACAAGGCGGTGTGATATGGCTAGTTTTAGTTATGACATCCCGGATGACTTTATCAAGCAGCTGGGCAACCTTGCAGATATCGACAGATACGCTCCGCTCATGATTGATGGGGCCATACCGATACTGGAACAGCAAGTTAAAGTAGAGCTATCCAAACACAAAGTGACCGGCGACCTGCTCAAATCTATCAAAGTGGTCAAAAACAAAAAATCTAAGTCGGGCGGATACGCCGCCAGCGTTGAGCCATCAGGAACAGACCGTAAAGGCGTCCGCAACGTGGAAAAGATGCTGTACTTGGAATACGGCACAAGTCGGCAACCGGCCACACCGGTACTGGCAAAAGCTATCAAGGACAGCGAAAAAGAAGTGTTAGGCACGATGCAGGCCATATTTGACAGGGAGGTGGGCAGGTGAATGTAAATCCGATTGTCATAGCGGCCCTGGCCTCACTGAGCCTGCCAGTGACACCGAACGTCAACCTTACGGGGGACACGGAGTACATCACATTTAATTACATGGATGAGCGACCGACCCTGA